TCACAGTTGTGCCAGAACCGAGAGGCAGCGTTCATATGTCTCCCTATATTATTATAGTATCTATACGTACTTAAATGTGTTGGTGTGCACCTGCCGTTAGTGTATTGGCTTCCCTCAAAAACGGATTGTCGGTGGGTGGAAAATCTCACCAAAGTCCGCCCCTCCGCAGGCTACTGCCTGCGTTCGGCAGTCGCGCCTCACCAGCCGCGACAACCTCCGCAGTCTATTGGCTGCCGATTATTACTCACAATCATAACACTTATATGCACGTAGTTCTTAATGCAAGTATGACCGTAGAAAGTCATCGTCTCGCTTCCGATTCTGGCAACGGAAGTCGAAGTGAGATTGACGATATGTACGACGCCGAGGAGTACGAGACAAAAGACCAGCGTGCCGATACACGCACGACGTTCTATGCTAAAGACATTGATAACCTCAACGTTTCAAAACGTCGCAAGAAAGAACTACATCGTGCGTTACGCCGTCAAGAAGGTGAAGATTACGGTGAGGGAACTGCTGCAAGTAAGGGCCGTCGCCAGCGGAAGCAGCAGAATCGTGAAGAATGGAAGCGGCGTATTGTTTCAACGTATGCAGCCCAACTTGACATGACGCACGCCCAAAAAGAACGAGCACGGCATTTGTTTCTTGATGTGCTAAATATTAACACGTTTGGGCCACATTCGTCTGAAAAGGTTGCACTTGCTGTATTAAATGTTGTTGCTAACGAAAATGGGTGGCAACTTGAAGACGACGAGTTGTTTCACAACCTAATGATTGAGTGTGATATTACGAGCAATGACGATGAAACTAAGCCGTCGATGCGAAAAATGCGCCAACTTCGACAACTTGTGCGTGAGCGTGTGCCCAGTATGCAGTGAAATGCTCTGAGAAGCCACACACTCCACGCTGTTGGATTTTTACACGATGTGAGGGGTAACCATCGTCTCAAAATACAAACAGCGTGAGAGGCCGCACAGAGCGTTACAGAGCATACCATATTTTTTCTGATATATAGCCTTTTGTCACGAGAAAAACGTCAGTACGAAAAATGTGAGGCAGGTGGTCTTGCCTCTGTGTTTCGATGCTGGGACCATCGTTGCACAAAACCCCCGACCACGCCGTTTTTACACTCATACATATGGGAGATGAAAGCCTACGACCAGAAGTACCAGATACGGTTCCTGACGACGTAAGTCTGTTTGAGTCTGACGGGACTATCTATGGGCACGACTCGCATGGAGACTTTCGACTTAATCCGATGACAGGTGCGTCCGAACCCCAAGAGGGTCGATGTGGCGCAGTTGTTAAATATACAATGGAACGGTATGGGCAGACGCGGTACTGTACCGCAATGCCTGAAAAAACGTTTGTTGAGGATGGGTCGAACTTTTGTAAACGACATAAATCACACGAAGCACTTATGGAACGAGCACACGAACTATTCAAGCACGGACACTTTGCAGCCAACTACGTCAACTTTGTTGACAAACTATCGTCGGTCAAATTCCTCTTTGCAGTAGAAATGATGGGCGGGCTGATGGAAATGTCCGAGCACGACTTTGACGTAGAGCATCAGACGCGGACGATTGACACTAGCGATACGACACTTATTGAAGAAGGCGCAGTAGACGTTGAACTGCCAATTCCGTCGAATACGTCGCTGTCTCTACAGGCTAACGAACTGTGGCACGCCACGCTTGCCGAGATTGAAATGGACAATATGCGTGAAGTGGTGTTTGAAGATAATCACCAGCGTGAGTCTACTGTGGCAACTTCTGACATGGAAGGTACAATTACCGACACGCTGACTGAGGCCGACGAGCACCACCTTCATCTGCCACTGTCGCGTCTTGGTAACGAAATTAAGAAGCATCTCGAAAATGGTGGCGTTCGGCTAGACGATGACGATGGCGGCGTCGTCACGTTCGAGCAGAACGATTACACGCTTGAAGTGTCGCCTGCTGAGACTGACGACCTTGAAGATGGCGTTGACGACAACGCTGAGATGGACTTTGCACAGTATCTTGAAGCCGACGAGGAAGGCGACATTGCTGTAGAGGCAGAGGCAGAATAATGGGAATGTGGGATAACGCGCCAGACGAGTTGAAGCGTAAACTGCCGCATGACGTGCGTCTGTATATGCGAAACGCGTGGCGGCACCCTAACGACCCCACACGACCATACGACTTTTACACTGATGGCGGGCCGCCTGAAAAAGACAAACCAAAAGACGAAGAAGGTGAGTACCTTGAGTATCTGGCGCACGACGATGGACCACTTGTGCCGTCGAATTGGGGTGACATTGTACTACTTAATTTTGCCCGTGGCTGTCTAAAGACCACGACGGCGACGGCGGTGGCTGACTGGGGTATTGCACAGTATCCCATGATTGAGTTTGACATTACGGCACCTCGTCAAGAGCAGTTTAGTGAGGTAATGGACCGCTTTAAAGAAGCGGCCAAAAACAGTGGTATTACTGAGTTCCGAACAAAAAATAATATTAGTCACCAGAAGTTTGAGCGCCAACTTGAAAAAGACGATGGCGAAAAAGTACACGTTTCTGCTGACGTAAAAGCGCGTTCTGCGTGGGGAGATGGTGACGCCCTTCGTGGACTGCACGGACATGGCGGCGTTATTGACGAGTTTCAGGACGTGGACGAAGGAATGTTCTCTACGTTCCTTGAAGCAGTTGACCAGTCTGTTCCACAAGTGCCGTATTTCCCGACAATTTTTGTTATCGGCACGCCCAAAATGTCTAACTCGTTCTTTGACGAGTTGTGGCAAATGTCTGACCAGAAGACGTGGAAGGGCGATGAAGGAGAGTGGGTTAAACAAAAAGAGGCTGACGAGTTTATTCCACAAGAACTGGCCGACCGACGTAAAGAACTGCGCGACGAGGCTGACGAGTTAGAAACGCTTATTGGAAACGACGAGGTAGACCAAGAGGCGCTACGTGCAGAGATTCAATCAAAGCGTGAAGCGGCTGACAAGATTGAAGGTTATACTGTCACGTCGTGGCATATTGACCAGTATGAGTCGCCGCTGCACGATAATGCAAAGATTGAGTTTAAGCGACAAAAGTACACAGAGAAGAAGTTTAAAAACGAAGTGCTGGCACAGTTCTACACGCCAGAAAACGACCTGCTGTCTGACGACCACGTTAAAGACGTGTTTGATGACGAGGCTGGGTTCCCGAAACAACGCGTTTATGAGGACTCGACGGTTGTGGTCGGTGTTGACTGGGGTGGTGGGAGTGGTCAAGGAGCCTCCGAAACGGTGATTGTTGTCGCGGAGAAGATACCGCTTGACGATGGCGAATACAAAATGCCGATACGTGCGGTAGACTTCCTCGACCCCGACCTTAACAAACAAGAAGAACTAGAGAAAGTCGAAGAATATATTAGAGACTTTCAGGCTGACCGCATTGCCGTGGACGAAGGGTACGGTGCAAAGCAGCGTGAAGACTTACAGCAAGGCAATAATCTGTGGAACCGTGATGGGTATGATAATGTCTGTGGCATCATTTACGGTAATATTAAAGACAAAGACGAGCCAAAGTTTAGTAACAGTAACTTCACCGACTCGTCGTTCTGCACCGTGGCACGAACACACATGATTGAAAATATGGTGTCGGACTTTAAAGCGGGGCGCTTTGAGATTCCGTCACAAGACCTGAAAGATGGTCGTGATGGCACTCGGCAAAAACTTATCGACCATTTGACGGCACCGTACACAGATAGAGTTGAGACGACTGATGGTAAAAAGAAGTTGAAAGTGCTTGCAGACCGCAACGACGACGCATTCCAAGCATTCGTCTATGCGTGGATTGCGGCAAATAAGTTTGGTTCGACGCGAACATTAAAACGTATTGGGACGCACAACCGTGCAGGATACTAATGTGTCAGAAACGTCAGTACGGTGATTGTAGATAATGGATAACGAGTTTGATATTCCAGACGCCACTACGGATGCGACCACAACGTTTGAAAACGATAAGGTTCGTCGTATTGGCGCACATAATTATTCAACACGAACAGCCGAGCGTTCATCTGGCCCGCAGACCGACGTAGGAGATAGTGCAGACGAGGTTGACCCACGGCGGCTAATGGGTGACCCGTCGATTAATGAACTTCGGTGGCTATATCGTACGTCGTTGGCGAAAACGCTTGTTGATAAACCTGTCGAAGACGCATTTAAGAATGGGTTTGAAATTCATCACGATGGTGGGCGTGATATTGAAAAACTGTTAAAAGACCACGACTTTGTTGACCACTACCGTAATGTGATGAAAAAGGCCCGACGTGACGGATTTGCACTTTCGTTTTTTGTTCTTGAAGACGATAGCGATGGCGTCTATGAAGACCCTATGTCTGACGGCGTAACTGTTGAAAGCATTAAGAAACTTGAGTGCATGACACTTGACGACATGGCGCGGTTCAAGACCAGTCATGGTGCTGTGCCTGCAAACGCGGATGCAGACCCGCTGCGAGAACTTGACTATACTGATTACGAAATTCGCCC